GATTTAGCCTTTACCTTGTCTAAAAACTTCTTCGCCTCCATTCTCGCCATTTTCTGCTCTGGAGTTGATGCAAAGAATGATTCCTTAAGGTGCTTTGCTGGCACGCCAGATCGTTTTAACCGGTCGTTGTATACGCTGGTAGCGTATTCCGCCTGAAATGCCGCCTTGACCGTTTCTATGGCGCAAAGAGAGCATCGCCACGCCTTAGCCTTCGGGTGTGTTGCGTAACTGTTTTCTCCGTGGATATCGCACACACCGGAAAGTACGTTATCGCATGCCTCATCAACCGTCCAGCGCAGTTGTGGCATTTCTTCGTCTGGCCCAAGTGACGCGGCCCATGCGGACAAGTCACCGACCTTGTGTTTTTCATTGCTCATTCATTCCTCCTTAAAACTCCAAGTCTTCATCAGAGATATTGTCGTAATCCAGGCCGCGAGCAATTGCATGTACCCGCTGTCTTGCCACTGCTTCGGCACGGTCGTAAGTGGTATTAAAAAATTCTTTAGTCTCCGGTGACATGCCCGCCTTTCCTGTAGACGGTTTTATGTTTTGATACCATGCCAACTTGAATCCGACCCATCCATTTTCAGCGCAAACCTTAACTGCGTCTGCAAAAGAAATTCCGGCTTTTTCTGCTTCCTCCGTAATTCCGGCAATGGCGGTTTTTGTTAGTGGCGATCGCTTCACCTTCCTTGCCGCCAAGTAATCAATTGCTACCTGCTCCGATACACCTAAATCCATGAGCATTTGCTTGTCAGAAATTTTAGAAGCCGAAGGCGCTATAGTTTTTGACTTTGGTTTTGTTTTTTCTTTTGGTTCTTGGTTTATGGTTATTGGTTTATGGTTATTGGTTATTGGTTCGTTGCTCACCTGTTCAACACATGTTGAATTCTGTTGACTCTCTGTTGCTGCTTTTTCTCTTCTTGCCTTGGCGCTAGCAATTCCTGCTTTGGCTTTATTGCTAGTGTTTGCGCGGTATTTGGCTATTTCTTCATCGCATCTTTTTTGCGTATAACCGTCATCTGTTTTTATGAAAAACTCAGCGAGAATATTTTTTAATCCTGTTTTTTCCTCCTCTGATCGAGCAATTAAGCGTCTTTCTAGCTGCTCAATGTCGATAATTAGCGGCGTTTCCGTCTCGTAATACAGCTCTATTGCGTCTCTGTACAACGCACGTTCAACACGTGTTAAATGTCTGGTGGCATTGTTAAAGTCACCAATATGGTGAGAGTAGTAGAACATGGGCCTAGCCCTTCTTTTCCAGTGAAGCAATGCCAAGTTCGATCAGACGATGCACTGCACTGGTAAATGTTGGCCGGCCATCCGATCTCTGAAATTCAATAATCTTGCCAATTAACTCAGCAGAAAATCTTACGCATTTGTTCATCTGTTCCGCCTTTTGTTTGTATTGCTGAATAGTATACTGCAATGCATTGTTATGCAGCACCACACCGCAATTTATTTTTACCAGGCGTAAAAAAACCGGCGCGTGGCCGGACGTGGTTTCAGTTTCGCTCATGTGGTGGCAACTGATCAATCATCCTTTCCACCAAACTGCGCCTTTAAGTAAACATCGCACGTATTCGTCACCATGGCCTGATCACGGTCTTTGCCGTTCGCCACTACCTGCTTTGTGGTGCCATAGCCTTTTATCTACAAACCATTGCATCCATACCAATTTGTCAGTGCGTTTAAACGCCATGCCGTGATCGCGTAGTAATCGCCCTAGCTTTACTGCTGATATATCCATGCCCTTTGCCACGTCCGTTAGATTGCGAAGGCCATCACGGGCGACGTACCGGTCAAAGTGCTGCTCTTTTGGCGCGGCAATGGCTAAGCGCTCTTGCTGTTGCTCAATAAGTTCAGCCTGATGCGCCGCCAGCAATAAAGCGCCGGATAAGGTGGTTGGGATATTGAAGACGGTTTGTTGATTTTCTAGCTCATGCCAGCGTTTAATCACCATCAGGCGAGCCTTGACGCTGTAACCAGTCAGCAAGCAGTCTGTGTGCTCACGATCAAGATTAAACAGCTTGCGCTGCTCGCCATTGCCGCCAAGATAGACGCCGGCAAACCTGCTTTCGTCTACCTCCAGCTCAATAAGCATCTTGCGAACGTCACGCAACACGTCGGCATGATTCTTACCGGTTAGCTCTGCGATTTCACGCGACGACATCGTTTTTACTGCATTGGATAACTGATTCATCTTACTGCCCCCTTGCTTTTTTGCTTTGATAGATTGCCAGGCTGGTTTCAGATACCAGCCACTGATTGCCCCAGCGGACAGCCACCAGGTCGCCGTTCTTAATAAGTCGCCGCACCCATTGGGTAGACGTTCCAAGTTTTTCCGCCACTTCTGTAACTAACATTTTTTCGTACTCGCTATATTGATAAGGGGAATTTTAGCAGTTACATACTCGAAACACAATTTAATAAGATATTTATGCGTAAGTGCTTGCGCTAACGAAACAAGACGCGTAGAGTTCAGTCATCGGCTCAGCAGCACAAGGCCAGCGCTCTTTAACTTTGATAAAGCAGGAATTTAAGATGAACGAATCAGAACAACTGGTTGTAGAGGGTGCGCTATTAACCGTCACTTTCACTGACTACCAGCGGCATCCAGAATATGTCAGCATCCAATCAGTCGAACATGCAGGCGTAGATATCACGCTAATTATTGACGACGGAGTTATCGCCCGGGCGCTTATTAAAAAACTTAATGCGGTGGCTGACGAAATGAACGAGTCGGCCGAAGCTGCGAAATTTATCCAGAGGGACTAGAAATGTTAATCAGAATTAAAAACAGTGACGTAAGCGAAGATCTGGCCGTGCTAAATAATTTGCGCGATCAGGGTTTCATTATCACCCAGCGCGAAGACAAGTTTGGCAATGTCGAATATCACGCGGTCAAACAAGGAGATTGAGATGCGCGTAAAAATCAAGGTAGAAAACGAAGCGGCCGGGACGGCTGTTTTTAACGCCATTCGCAATCATGGCGCAACAGATCAAACCGTCTATACGGAAGTAATGGGGGGTAAGAATCTTGCGAAGTTCTCCATCCATCTTGACGTTTTAATCAGTAAAAATGCGCTTCAAACCTTTCTTAAAACACTTCCGCAACGGGCTACGCTGCAATGAAAAACCTCTCAAACGAACAACACCACGCGCACCCGACAGTTAGCGCTAGTGGCTTAAAACTGATTGATCGCAGCCCGGCGCATTACTGGGCGCGTTACCGTGACCTGAATCGAGCGCCAAGCAGTTCGACGCCGGCAATGGAAATGGGGACGGCCATCCACTCTGCAGTGCTTGAGCCGAAAGACTTCGAGGCCAATTACGTGCAAAAGCCGGAAGGAATGAGTTTTGCAACTAAGGAAGGAAAGGCGTGGAAGGCAGCTCTTCCTGATGAACTAAAGATTCTAACTACTGATGAATATCACGCAGCAACAAACATCGCTAGTATTGCAATGAAAAATAAAAAATTCTCCTCTTTGGTAAATAATCCATTGGCCGAAGCAGAGAAAAGCCTTTTTTTTTCTTTCATCATAAAAAACGAAAGCGAAGAGGGCGCAGAAATTGAATGCAAGATTCGACCGGATCTCTCCGTGTTGCCGTGCAATGAATATCCAAACGGAATAATTATTGACGTTAAATCAACAGAAGATGCCAGATCCCTTGAGTTTGGCCGGTCAATTATGAAATACCAAATGCTTATACAGGCGGCGTTTTATGTAGATGGATTCCAGGCGGTATATGAAACAGAGTCAGCGCCTGAATTTGCTTGGTTCGCGTTTGAAAAATTACCTCCGTATGCTAACAAGCTATATTTTGCTACCGAAGCAATGCTTGATTATGGTCGTGAAGAATATAAGCGATTGCTGGCCGTATACGTCGAATGTGACAAGTCCGGCGTGTGGCCAGCCTACGGGGATGATCCAGAAGACGCAGATCTTCCTGAGTGGGCGTGGAAAATTATCGAAGGCGATAACGAAAAGGTGGAAATTGTCTATGAATGATATTTCAGATATGAGCAAGGCGTTTATGCCTAAATCCAATCAGCTCAATAATGATCAGTTGATTGGTGGACCGGTGACGATAAAAATCACCGGCGTATCAACAGAATTCACCGACAACAAAACAAAGGCCGTTATCAATTACGAAAATGACGGCGGACGTCCATATAAACCAAGCCTGGGTATGGGGCGAATTTTGCTGGAAGCATGGGGCAGTGATGGCAATGAGTGGATAGGCCAAAGTCTAATACTGTACCGCGATCCGACTGTGATGTTTGGCAAGGAGCAGGCTGGTGGCATTCGTATCAGTCACATGTCCGGCGTTAAGGGGAATTTCACGGCCTATGTCACCGAAAAGCGCGGTCGTAAAACGCCGTATTCGGTAAAACTTCTTGTTGTGGATGCTCCGGCCCCGGCTAATACGCTTGATGAATTAATTGCTAAGCTAAGTCGTGCAACGTCATCCAAAGATGTGAAGGCGGTTAATGCACTGGCGAAGAATCTTGAAGAACCGGATCGTTCTGAGTATATGGAAGCGCTGGCAACACTTCGGGAAGTAAAGCGCCAACAAGCAGAAGCAAAAAAAGAAGCGCTGCCTGTAGTCGAAGAGGTACCAGCAGAAAACAATGATGAATTTTTAGCCAGCCTTAATGCTGACGACGAATTCCCAATGTAAACCAGCCGCCCGGTATCGCGCCGGGTAATGAGGATATAAAAAATGAACAGCGATTTAGTAGTTATCGAAAAATGCAATGTAATGACCGTGCGGCAGTGGCTGCAATGATCAAGACCAGTACGGCAGAAGGTAGTGATTTTCCGGGAATCACTGAGGCGCAGGCCAAATTGATTCTGGTTGCTGTACTGAAGAAAAACGTACCAAATGTGAGCATCACTTACTAATGCGCCGTAAATTAATCAAACAAATAACCTGCCAGCGCCGACGGGTTCGACTCTGGCAATCACAAACTAAAAAGGTAGCATCCAAATGAAAGTATTCAAATCAATCAACTTATTCCGCCTGTCGCCAGATCATGGCCTAACTACCGAATCAATCGCAGGGGCGATGGCAAAGCGTCCGTTTACTCCGTGCGGCCCCGGCGACATGATGACTATGGGCTTTGTCGCACCGGCCCCGCATTGCCCGGATCTGATTACGTACGTTAACCAGGGCGCAGTGCTGATTCACCTGAAGACGGAAACAAAGATCATCCCGTCAGCAGTAAAAGAACAAGAAACACAAAAGCGTATTGCGGCCATTGAAGAATCAGAAGGCCGCAAAGTAGGTCGCAAAGAGGCCAAAGACATCAAGGAAAGCGTGACTGATACCTTAAAGCTGACCGCATTCACAAAAATAACCGTGCAACGCGCCATCATTGACCTGCAGCAGGGGCTGGTGATGATTGAAGCGTCTTCTACTAGCAAAGCTGAGGATATGCTGTGCGTGATGCGTGATGCGCTTGGCGCGTTAAATACGAAGCTGGTTAGCACCAACAAATCACCCATCGAAACAATGACAGAGTGGGTGGAGAGCGACGGGGATTGTCTTCCTGCGCCGTTCCATGTTGGTATGGATTGCGAATTAAAATACCCAAAAGACGGTGGTGCAGTAATTCGATGTACAAATCAAGACCTTTCCGACGCTGAAATTAAAGAGCACTTAAGTAATTTAAAACTGGTAACTAAGCTCGCCCTTGAATGGGAAGATAAAATCAGCTTCCAGCTAACGGAATCACTCGAAATCAAGCGCGTCAAAATGATGGATATTCTGCAGGATCAATTAAAAGGCGCGGACGTTGCCACGCAGGATGCCCTATTTGAATCCAGCGCTACATTGTTTATCGGCGAGCTGCGCCAGTTTATTCCGGCGCTGATTGATGCGCTTGGTGGAGAGGTGGCATGAACCGCGCACAACGTCGCCAGCAAGCAAAGCCAGCAAAGACTGCACCTGCAAAGCGTTTTAGTCGTGAGGCCGGTGTGACTGCATTCCACACGCGCCTTGCCCTGTCAAATTGCGGAAAAACCACGGAGGAGGATCTGGATATCATTATGATTGAGTACATGATCCGCCTCGATCAAATTACCGGCAGCGGCACGCTGGATACACATAGATTTATTCAGCTCAATGAGGCTGTGTGCTTTGGTTTCTGTTTAGCGGCTAGGCTGTTTAAATTCAGTGCCAACCCAGAGACGGCGGCGGCACTAACACCGTCACAGACTGACTTTGAAAGCGCAGCAGAGGCACTTTGCAGGGCTGGTGAGCGATACGCCAAGACCGATAAGTACGGATTAGACGCGGAAGGCATCAAAGCGCTGCGTGACTCGATGAAGTGGCTGAAAGAGTTAATCGCAATCACAACGCGGGATCATGTTCTGCACGCAATGCAGCAAGCGCAAACCATGGTAGAAAATGCGCTGATTAAGCAAAATGCAGATCGCCGGATGGATAATGCGATGCACAAACAATTCAAAAACATGGATCAACGGAGCATCAAATGATTGGTAAAAAAGTAAAAGTGTCGTCAAGTGTGCCGCATCATTCCGGCGTGATTGGCCGGTTAACTGTGCCGTCAGTGGTGGCGGGTCGCTGGCTGGTCAATGTGCCAGCATTGTTTGCGGCGGACTATCCGAATCCGTTTTCTCGCATCGCGCCGCAACTGTGTCTGTGTTTAAATGAAAGTGAATTCGAGGTGATGAAATGAATATCAGCGAACTTTCCCCGCGCGGCGCAGCGCTTTGCGGATTTGGTGTGATGTTGACTAAAATTTACGACCCGACCGACCTGCCTCCAGTCGGTAGCGGTACTTATTCAAAACAAGCGCGGGCCAGCAAAGTAAATAAAGCGCTTAGTAGCAAGCAAAAGTTAAAAGAATTACTATCTCGATTACCAAAAACATTCGGCCAAAAGGAAATTATTGAGGCGAATGAAAAGGGAGTAAAGCTATTTGCTAATGTCAGTTTGTGCAAATTAATGGGAGGCGCAGACAAATACGTCACTTATGGCCTTGGAAAGTATAAAAACGCGTTTATACGAAGCGGTGACAGAGCAATAAATACCCCGCGTGTGCGGGTTTGTTTTTATTAACCGCAGTAGTAAGTGATATTATCTAAAGACAAGAAATTAATAGTGGGTGACGTAAAATCGACGAGTGTTATGCTGCCATTTTTTTCCATAGAAAGGATGGCACTTCCATAATTAGTAACGGATGGAACGGTAAAAAGTCTGGTTGCTGTTGGTGCGAATTCAATAGGAATTGAAGCAATTACAGTTCCTTTTGCGATTGATATTACCGATAAAGTGCCCTGAAGGAATACTTTACCGCCAAGTCCCATTAAAACCTCCGCAGCAGCATATGGTGCGCCTGTTTGTGTTGCTCCATTTTGAACTGTTATTACATCTCGTTTATCAAAACAACTAATGCCAGAATATAATTTACTAAACCAAAAATCAGCAAGAATGGCGTGACCGTAATTATTCGGGTGTAGCTGATCCGTTTGATATGCGCCAACAGCCTGTAAATCAACCTCGCTTTGATCAATAACATCTAGCGTATATTTGGCAGCAATTTCATACACTACATCTCTGTAGTTAGAGAAAGGCTCTAACACTGGCTGATAAGTTGAATTACCAGCGCTTAGTGGAACCGTTAAAACTATTGCACCATTGCCAAGCCCTATTTGAGCAATAATAGATTCAATATTTGATCTATAAACGGAAGATGTAACGGCTTTTGACGAATTGTATATATCATTCGTACCAAAGCACAAAATATACCTGGGGAAATATCCAGTATAAACGGCCTGCGCTTTTATAGCCGCTATACTGGCGGCAGAAGTGAAGTCTGCGCTTGAATACCCACTTTTTGCCTGTACCTCAATGAATACGGGATTAGATTTTGAATCGGATATGGTTTTAGAAGCAAAAATACCAACAACTTCAACACTTCCTGACGAGCAGGTTATAGAGTAAGAAACATTTCGTCCACCCTTTATATTTGATGCTGTGCCAGCAAAAGTATTTGCCTGATTGGGTCCTGCGCAATTAACGCTCCTGATTAAATTTCCAGCCTGTCTGATCTCAATGGATCCAGAAGTTGGCGTTTGATCAAACCAAAAACTTAAGAAGTCAACGTGATCGGCAGTAAATGAAATAGCGGACCCGACAGACATAATTATGCTTGATTTGATTGGCCCCTTTATTCCGTCCGCAATAGTCCCAGATCTTGTTACGCGGTCGAATCCTCCTCCGGACTGATAAGATCCCTGTCCAAATGCCAGTCTTGAATTAACTAATTCTTGAATCAGATAAGGAAATGATTGATTTTGGCTTACTCCATAACCGTGGGTTATTGAGTCTCCAATGTATACATCCGTTCTAGTTCCAATGGATTGACCGGAAATAATCCCAGATAATCCTGATTTTTTTGTGAAGTTATTTATGGATGATTTACCATTCACAACTACTCCATTAGACAAAACAACAGAACCATCCCCGTAATATTTTTTTGATAAAGAAGATCTGCCAGATAAAAATACACCTTTAGGAATGTAAATTGAAGTGATAGCCGCATCTGATTCAATTGTGTTAAAAATATATGCATTTGATGTTATAGCATCGCCAATAGCACCATAGTCATGAAGAGATAGTTTGTCGTATAACAGCTTCCATCGTCCGCCAATAGCAGTCAGTGTTTTTCCTCCATCAACCGTATCGGTACTTCCTAAAATAAACGCATAAGAATTTGCGCCATTTCTACTACTTGAAAAGTAACCGGAAGTCGTTACCTGCTGCTTGTCTGCGATCGGAGAATATGAAGACAGGTCGGATACGCTGTTTTTTTGCACTACTGATAAAACAGCATTTCCGTCAACAGAGCTAATCACACGCCATAATCCAGCATTGAAAGACCCGCTGGTAACGAACGGGAAAATAGTTCCAAATGCAGGCGCATAAATTAATCCTCCATTTGTAACTGTTTGTGTAACGCGCAATAGCGTTTGGCCTGCAGTGTTATATGCCACTGGCTGCTCAAATCCGATTCGGGAAATTTGATCTGACGCATCTTGATTTATACCTGAAAAACTGCGAATTGTTTTACCTGTTCTGGCGCTTACTTGAGTGCCAGCACCATTAACCAGCAAATCTAAATCATTGGCATTTCTAACCAAAACATCGGCCGCACTTGATGGAACTGCATCCGTTAAAGGCATATTTTTTTCCTAGTCATGCGCATAAGCGCGTTTGTCGTATTTTCTAAGCTGTAAACCAATTGTACCATCTGAATTTGGAGACTTATTAATCACGGTATAAAGGCCCGCCTCCTGTACCTCTTCTTCTGTCAGGCCAACAGAAAAAACGTACCGGCTGCTTAGGCCTTGATTTCCTGACTTTATGTATGCGGTAGACGGAACAGCATCCACAATAAAGCCATTTAATCCGTCTGTACGCGGTACGCAGCGCACAAATGATGAACTGCCGCCATCAGTTCCGGTAAACGCAGTGCGACCAACTGGCTGGCCGTAGAAAAAGCATTCTTCGCTAGTTTCAACCGCATTGCCGACAATGGAAATAATTTCACCGGCCTGCAATCCGTCATCGCCATAATAATCTGACGGATCCACCCAGCGCACCAAGTCACCGCGCCCTAGCATCATCGCATCTGATAGTGCTTCATCTGATACACCGTCGCGAGAGTAAATCAAATGCCCGGCTTCCACGTAGGCCCGATTAAGCGCTTGGGTCTTATCGCGGCAACCGGCTAGTTTAATCTTTGATGGATTGCCGGCAGCACCAACAACAATCGACCCGTTACTATTGATTCGAAGCTTGATTAGCGCCTTTTTGTTTAGTGCTGTGTCGATGTATTCCAGTTCGATGCCGTCGAAAGAGTTGGGCATAACCCGATCCATACTAATGTTTGAATCGCCGCTAGCCGATAGATTTCGGTAATCAAGCTGCATTGCTGGGTAATTGCCATGCAATTCATCACGTACAAAAGACCATTTTGAACCGTCGCGGAACACTGAGCATCGACCAGCGTTTGCCATTGCCGCAATTCTCTCTCCATAGGAAACGTCTTTGTCGTCAAAGGTGAAGTCAAAATTAAGCAGCGTCGTGTTGCTTGGCAATGATGCGTTAATGCGCTGCATTGTGGCCGTGTCGAGCTGCGAGATATCGCGCCTAGCTACGGCACAGTGCTGATGCAGTATTGATCTGAACAGGTTGCGTGACGGGCTGCATTCAATTGTGTTGAAGTCGCGCACCCACCGCGTAAACTCACAGTTAAATTTGCGCTCAGTCCCGCTAGTTGCTGATTCCGTTGCCTGCGTCGTCACCCGAATAATTGTCGATGATGGGAATGATTTACTGGTGTAGTCGCGCACGCCGTTGATAGACTCTACCTGCACCCGATCATATTCGTTTGATGAATTTGATCCGTTCGTGCGTGTAAGGCTGGTTTTATATTGAGCCAATCCAAACGCCGGCGTAATGTAAATGGTTCTGAATTGCTGATCTAGCGTGTTGCCGGAAAATGACCCGTTGTATTGACCGCGACTGCCAGAAATCTCCGCTCCGACAGAATCAACAGCCCAATAATCGATATTGAAATTAACCGTTGCCGTGGTGTCTTCATTCCATTTTAGCCCGCGTAGCATTGCAAAGTTATATTGCAGTACCGGCACCGGGTTTGGCAGGGTAAACGTGGACGTGGGGAATGTATTGCCATTATTTCGGCGCATTGTTAACGACAGCGTGGTATCCGTTGGCGTGTGAGCTGTACTTAGATTTGAAAACACTAGCGTTGTATTTGGCCCAGATACAACATTTGAGCTTAGCGTGCAGTTGCCACTAAATGTGTCAGCGCCTGATGTGTAGTTGTAATTAAATTCAACAAAAATTCCTCCAGCCACATTAAGCACTTGATTTAGGCTTGTGTAGTCGCCGGCTAGTGTAATTGTCAGTTGATTGAATCCGGAAAACGAGCATGGCCCGCTACCGGATAATGTGGCCGCAGTGGTTGGCACTGGCAACTTCTGCCCGTTCACATCAGGGGTGGAAAATGATTCGCGGATATTCGTTACTGTAGTGCGACCATCTTCGGGGTATTGCCCCGCTGACCACGCTGGCTTAAATACGGAATACGTCGCATTTTTAATGTCAGCAAACGGCGTAGAGGCCGATTTAACCACCGATACGTCACCTGTGCCGCGACTGATTAGCATCCATTCGGTGATAAATTTTACGTTGTCGATGTATTCGTAAAACGACTGCTGAATCAGATCCGGAAAACTGATGGAGTGGCCATACATGTCTGGCATGGCCTGGTATAGCCGATAGGTGTTAGTGGCCCCGGTGAACTTGTTGTTCGGTGAGTCTTTTCCGGCCCCGGCATTGTTTGGAATCTCTGGCTTTGGCGTTAGAGCGACAACGGCTATGGCGGCAACCACGGCAATCACTGCATAAATTACCATCGCCGCGCCCTGTCTGCGAGCCAGCCTAACTACATCACGCTCAATGGCCAACCTGTCAAGATCAGCGCATTCTTCCGGACTATCAATGATTAATCCATTCAGCCACAGCGTATAATCCGCCCCACTATCAACATGCAGCGCAATATTTTCCTGTATGGTAAGCGAGTAATCCAGCTCAAAAATATCGCCAATCGTTACGGCTTGCGGGTCGTTATAAATTGTAAGCATAGAATTTCATCTTCCCAAAAATACGCTCAAGCGATGCGATTTTATCTATTTTAACAGAGCCGTATCCTTGTTCGCTGCCACCGGAGTGAATGACGTGCATATCATCAATCACAATGCCACAATGACTGGCTTGCCCGCCTTTGAATGTCATGAATGCAAGTCCTGATTTTACTGGTGACGACTCCGACCATTCTTTAGACTTGGCTTCATAGCCGTCGCTCATGTTCATGTTCGGCATTAGGCCCAGATTAACACCCAGCACTTCTTTGTAATACAGCATCACTAGGCCGTAGCAATCCATACTCTGCCATGTGCTTTGATGTTTGGCCCACGGTACGCCAATCGCTTTGCAGATAAATTCGTCATGCGTCATGTGAGTTCAAGCCCCGTGAATTCTTCAATGGTAAAAATTGATGAAACATCTAGCCGCATCGGGTTGTCATCTGTTGCCTTGATCGTGACGGCCTCTTTGCCAAATACTACGCCACCCTTGTCCGACAGCCACAGGTCAATACTGAATGCAATGTCTGCCGTAGTCGTCCCAGTCCAGTGCGTATATGTTGCCTGTGTCGGGATAAACCGTCCGGCAGATGATATTTTATTGAGCGCTTGCTTGAATGCCCGGCCCACGACGTAGCGAGAGAACGATGTTGAAAACGAGCTGGTTGGATCTTTGCCAATCTCCGGCTTATTTATTTTCATGTTGACCGGGGTGTAGTCATTGCCACCAAGGTTGATGGTGGAAAACTGCGCATCCACAAGCCGGTAGTGCCCGAAATCAGGGTGGTAAAACGACACCGTAAAATATTCAGGCTTGTTTACTTTGGTGGTCCAGAACTCTTTTTTGTCCATTATTGAAGAACCCCATCAAGAATAATATTTACATGATGGTCAATAGTTGGCCATTTCTCGTTAATGGCAATATCCAGCAGGCTTGCGTACTCACGCCAGTCTGGCAGCGTCACGATGTAATCGCCATTGTCTTTATATTCGTCCGGCACCACCAATTTACGCGCCATGATTGTCGCTTTGTACGTGAAAACGGTCTGGCTTTCCTGCTTTGCATCAAGAAACCCTGATGATAGAAAACGACAGGTATGATCAACCATTCCGAATTCGGTGCGGATTGGCAGGGTAAATTCATTAATGCCATTATCGAGAAACTGAGGCAGCAAAACCCATAGCTGGAACCGTTGCGCATCCTCTTGCGAAAACGTGAAATTAACATCCCAAAATACCGGCATATCAGAGCCAATTTTCTGAGTGTATGCCGGGCCACGGCGCGGACTTGATTCCGTGAACTGCGCTGGTTGAGTACGTGACTTGCTGGCATAGTTAAACGTAGGCATTCCAAATGGGTACGCAATAATTGTCATAGTTTGCTCTGTATGTTTGATCCGGCCTTTGCACCGTCCCATGCTGGACCGGTGTTTGTTCTGAATCCATTGCCCACTGCATCTACTGCCTGGCGTACCGCGATTTCGATGATTTTACCATCTGGCGACGATGTTGCTTGTACGTCAGCGCCGGTAAAATTGCTGATGTTGATCGTAACGCCGCCGCCACCGCCAAGTTGATTGGCCGGGGTTACGTTTCCGTTTGACGTTGGCATCATGTACTGAGCGCCATTATTGGCCGTGTACATTTCAGGAGCTCCGGATTCATTAACCCGGTACATCGACCCAGAATCAACAGCGCCTCCATAGCGACGAGCACCAGCTAACGGCGCAGATGCAATTGCGGTTGCGCCAAGCCCCGTTGCCATGGCTGATGCAGCGGCTGCAGCGGCCGGCGCAGCAGCAGGTCCGATAATTGGAATAGCGGCGGTAGCGGAGAACGCATTCATTCCGGCCATGCTTGCCATCATGGTCACCTGAGCAGATGCCGCTGCTGTCATTGCTGCGGAACCAACTGCCTTGCGTGACGTATCTACGGATTCTTGAACCAAAGCGGTTTTAACGTACTGCACGCCCATCTGAACCAGTGCACCAACTGCCTCTGTCAAGATGGATGATGCGAGCCCGCGCATTGCCTCTTGCGCGTTCATTGTACCGGTAAGTAGCCCCTCAATCGCAGAGGTGGACGCCGAAGCAAACAAATCAACCGCATCAAGCGCAAACTGATTAATCTCGCTTTGCTTGCCCCACTCTTGAATGGCAAGTTCTTGTTTTGCAGCGCTGTAATCGGTTTCTATCTGCAATCTTGTTGCGGCAGCTTCGGCTGATATGTCAATCTCTTGAGCTGCCTTGGCATTCTCATATTCAGTGACAATGGCCAGCTTAGCCGCGTATTCATCTTCTAGCGCTTTGACTGGATCTAGCCCGCGAAACTTTGCAGTAACATCGACAGTGCGCTGCTGATCCGCCATGCCGGCTGCTTGGATTCTCTCTTGAATCGCAACCACTTTGTCTGACTCTGCTTCGAGAAAATCAACCCGGTCTTGCGCGTACTTCTGCGCAACAAGGAATTTTGCCTCTTCATAATCTGCGCTATTCTTAAATTTTAACTTGTTTATTTTGTCAAGTTCGTCAAGCTCTTGTGCGTCAATCTTTGCGATTCCAGATGATGCGGCAGCTCGCAGGCGCAAAAGCTCTTGGTATCCTTTTTCTTGCAATGCGGCCAGTTTTTTTACTGCAGATTCTGCCGCTTTGTCTGGCGCTTTTTCTGTTTTTCCGCCTTTTCCATACTTAGCCAAACGATCTGTCGTGTCTTTTGGGCTGGCAGCTTCTGTAGCAATGTTTTTTGCCGCATCGCGCATCTTGTCACCCCAGCTTTTCTTTGCTGATAGCGATTGCGCATCTGCCGCGTCAAGCTCTGCCTTTCTGGACTTTGCGTCCGACTTCATTTGGTCGCCAATAGCAACGGCACCAGCCAAGTCGCCACGGGCCAATGCTGCCGCCTGTGCGCCAATCCCGCCAATTTCTGCGCCGATTCCCTGAAATACAAAAGCCACGTTGCGACCAAGCACGCTTACCGTATCCCAAACAACCTGAATGGCATCTGCCATGCCGGACAGTGAATCAATAGTTTGCGCTGACCATTGAGCTATGTTGTTGTTTCGTCTGAGTGTTTCCGACTCTTTATCAAGGCCAATCACCGCGCCAGCCGTGTCGTCTTCCAATGCGCGCTGCAGGTTGCCGAGTACATTAATGGCCACGCGAACCATGTCAGATATTGAATCGCCAATGCCAGACTGTGAAATAGTCAGAAATAGCATTCCCCATGTATCAGCAAGGTTTGATATAGCTCCGTCAAGCGTTGCTGCTCGCTGCTCCATTGCTCCAGCAAAGTTATTCTCTCCCAGCTTCATCAGGTATTCTTCAATTTCTTTGGCGTTATTCCCTACCGTCGTTTTTACGTTTTGAAACGTAAAAGAAACCTTATCGCCTTCTGATTTTGATTTAATGCCAAATTCTTTTAAGCGCTCAAACTCGCCGGTAGCCGCATCCGCCACGGCCTCTACCATCTGACTTAAATCTTTACCCATTGCAGATGCTGTATTCCCGTAACTGCTTAATGCTCGCTCAGAAGGGGTGAGGCCTAAATTTACAAGCTGGTTAAATGCTTTTGATACTTGCTGCAAGTCATACGGTGTAGATGCTGCAAAATCTTGCAGTACCTTAAATGCCTTTGCCGCCTCCACGGTTGATCCAGTGGCAGTAACAAGGCCGGCATTGATAACGTCAAACTGGCGCTGAACCTCTACCACTTTGCTGATAAATGCAATCAGTGCCGCTGTTGAAAATGCGGCTGCAATGGCCCCGGCAAGCGGCTTGATGCGTTTGTCTAAATTATTAATTCCGCCCTCAATTTTTCCAAGTGACGAATTTATATCTTTTTCACCCTTCAACATGCCGGACGTTTCAAACTTTACGTCATACTCAATGCCGCCAACATTCTCGCTCATAGCCCGGCCCTTTCTCGTTTAGCCAGCAGCATCGCTTTGGCATCTTTACATTGTGATTCGCTCATGGTTCCGCCGTCTTTGTCCGGGAACTTCATTTCAATCTGGCGCTGAAACTGCGTCATGGTCAACTGCCAAGCGTCAGTAGAACTAAGGCCCAGATGAACCATTGCCGCATCCACAAACTCACTTGCGTCAAATGAATCGCTATATTTTCCAGACCCATCTTTTTTTGACGGCTTGGCGCGGCCCATGATGCCATCAGTCATCAGCGCTTTGGCCAGGATGATTAATTCCGCATCGGGTATTTTTCCGTCAGCGCGGTTTAAATCTTCATCCAGCCAGCCAATCATTTCATCAGCATCAGATGCCGAGCAGCAGCGCATGACATGCATGGCTGGCCTGACTGCCTTTGGCCCGTGCAAATCATGGAATGCTCGAACTATATTCTTTGGGTTGCCAATTTTTGATATATTTTCAAACGAAGGGATAAACAGGAATTCATTGGTTGCGTACTCTTCTGCATCACCCAGCAGCTTTGCCGTGTCCGTAACGAGAATATGCCCAATCTCCGTCAGCGCTTCCATGTCGTCCCCTTTGAATATTTGCCATTATAGCACCAACACAAAAGCCCCAATAAAGGGGCTTTGTGCGAAGCGTGAAACGATCAGATTTCTAACAGACGGATCTTTGCACCAACTGCACCAGTCAGCGTCACAGTTCCCTTCATGAATGCCGAAATGGTGGACAGGGTGATTGCCTTGCTGCCGGTAGTGGCCGGAATAACTACCGTCTTACCTGCTGCCACCGATACGGCGCCAATGCCTGGAACGTTTACCGATGTGCCACCATCGCCGTCAATGGTCAGCGTCAATGCGCCGGCCGTTGTGTTTGTCAGTAACATTACCTGTACTTTTGACGGGTTATAAGTGATCGTATCGGATGCAGTCAGCGTTGTTTCTGGCGAATCAGTAAAATCAACAAGGGATGATGCAGACAGCACCGTTGGAACGATTAAAGCCATGATTTTATCCTTAGATTGGGGCTAGGGTTACTGCGCCGTTTGAATTTGCCGTCATCGACCATGTGCATGTGCCGTCATATGGCATGGCATCGGTGTATTCGCTAACAATGAACGGGCCGGTGAACATCATGTTCGGAGTGGTAATCCGCAACCAAACCTTCGCAGAATCCTTTTTAACCGATGCAACGGTACGCGCAGCAATGGAAAAGTCGCGCTGATTGTACATGTCATCGGTGTACGTTACGCCATCGCCAGTAAAGTCCACGCTCTTGAACGTAACCAAACTGGTTTTTGTGAATTCTGGAGACATATCGGCAGTAGTGTCTGCCGTATCCCACTTTGTCGCTAAGTCCTTGGATCGCATCATGCCAAGGGTTCGCCAGATTAAAGAGCCTACCAGTGCCGTTTCCGGCGCGATAGCAAACTCCACCATAATTTCCTTGCCCGTAAAAGCCGGCATAGTATTTCCTTTTAGCTATAAAGCATTTCGATTGAAAGCTCGAAAACTGGCCTTGCATCTTCTGTCTGAAAAAAGGCCGGCTCACTGGCTTGCATGTTAAAAACGCGACCGCTCTTATAACCAACAGATCGCATTGATTCAATTATAGCATTTGCGCTATTGGATAATTCTGTTCGTGACGAGTTTACTGCGCCAACAAGAATGATACTGTTGAACGGTCGGCGGATAATGCTCGATGTCGGGCTGGATTGCGGCTTAATCACTAGGTATTTTTCAGCCGGTGATTTTGCCTCGTAGAATCCAAACTGCACCCTGAATCCGGCAGATAGCCCGTTCAGCGCAAGGTAATCACGAAGGTCGTCTGATGGCCCGCTCATGCCGCTTTATCTTTCTCTTCTTCTTTATTGACGCCGCAATCGCCGATACCTTCCGGCAGGCAACTGACATCAATACGCACAATATCCCTGAAATGTGCATGAATAGTTAATGATGTGATTTTCTCCGGGAGGTCAAAATATTCACGCATGTGCTGAATAAATTCTTTTCCCATTACAAAGTTATACGGAGTGCTCATACAGATAAATCCTTTTTAACTATTGCATCAATAAGCGGCTTTGCCTCTTCGAAACCAAGGCGCAAGAATTCTTTCTTTGCTGTGGCGCGTTTGAATCGTTGCGCTATTTTCGGGTCATTCGCATACTTGGCATAATTTGCTGTGTAGCCAAGCCTGCCGGTTATCAGCGACTGAGTTTTTTCAACCTCACGGTAGGCTGAATTTATTAAGTTCGATGTTTTAATGGGTGTAAAAAGTGATGCATGGCTACCGCCTAAAATCAGGATCTTATGCATCGTGCCAAGCATTTTAATTTCCTGTTTGGAAATAAATTGCCCGATGTTGTTTCGTACCGTAACTTTTCCTGCTGCCATTACGTCACCAGTGTGTAGTCGTCCGCGATATTCTCAAGCACGTCCTGATCACGCAACACCAGCCTTATTTCAGCGGCACCAGCATCAAGCGGATTGGCCATAGCAGTGAAATCGCCAACAGCAACAAAGTCACCATTTTTTGCTGCGTTGTATTCCGTCCAGAACTTCATCTTGGAAACGAATTCGTTACCACTGGCGGCTTTCATTCGCTCGATCGTTACCGCGTAGCTGACATCAATCAGCAACGGCTGCGCGAACGTGGCGACGTTTGACCAGTCATCTACGCCGATATTGCGCCAGATGGTGGCTTTGGCAGTATTGGCCCAACGGGCTACGGATGAAATATTACACCCCGCTCATAAATAGATTGCGCTCTGCAATACGCCGACGGGTTAGCCCATTCATTTCTACGCCGCCCGCTTTATTCCATCGAACAAACTGGCCGGCAGCGCCGTAATAATCACCGGAGTTAAGCAGTTTAAGCAACGTAGACCCCTTTAACGCGCCCAACCCAAGGTTGTATGCAAAGCTAGTTAGTGCATCAACCTGGTGCGTAGTTACCGGCACAATAACCAGTTTTTTAACACCGTCCTTAAACTTAGCAACATCTTTTTTATGCCGATCATCGGCTTGCTTCTGCGTCCATGTCACGCCCTTTGATATTCCATCTCCGGTAGCGCCCCAGCCAATAGTCCATACGCCGGCAGGGCAAAGATAGGCCGTTAGTTTGCACCCTTCAAATTCTTGGATTAGATCCATCACGCACAGCCCCCGCCAATAACCATAAAGAACGAATTATTCGTTGCCGACTTGCCGACGATATCCGTAGTGCATCCGCTTGTATCCAGCTCCCGTAGCTTAACGCGCATTGCATCAATGCCTTTTTTTCCGTATTCAAACGATCGGCTTGCCCCGTTTGGCGCGCCCTGTGACTTGATCTTACGCGGATCTGCTGCACTGGCAATGATTGCGCAGGCGTACAACTGGATCATCAGCATTTGCGATGCAGTATATCCAGCACCATCAAGGCACGGCTGCACGGCTGTGACGGTATCAATGGCCGCTTGCAGGATGAAATCAGGAATAGTCACGCCATACGACGTATCGAGAAACTGTTTAATTTGTTCGAGCGTTACCATGCGCACCCCATATTTGCAAACATTATAGCAACAAAAAAGCCAGCACGCGGCTGGCTTGTCGGTTATTTTGCATGTCACCACATTAGCATGATGACAAACGGTGTCGTAATAGTCAGCAACTCAATCACATCAAGCACGCATAACATAGCGACAAATGAGGCGATAATGCCGACGGTGCAGAAGGCCATTACTGTTGTGTGTTTCATTTTAAACCTCCTTGCACCACGCAGTGCGTGATGCCGTTGATTGATAAAGCATTAAACATCAATTCTACTGATTCGCCATGGTTACGATACACGCCAAGAAGCTGTCCGGTTGCTGCGTCATAAATGTAAAGTGTTGGCTGCATTAGTTTTGCCTCGTTCGATAACTTCACTCTATTGCACCAAATAAAAATATGCAAATAATTATTGTATGTGGTCGGTTCGCTGTGTATATTCCGGTTGTCGCAGTTAAATTTATTGGAGTAGCAAAATGAATCAGTGGATAAAGAACGAAGGCGGAAATTGCCCAGTAGAAATTGGGGCCAAAATTATTGTTAAGCACCGCAGTGGATTTGAGTATCCGTGCAAAGCTGGCGATACATGGTCAAGAGACTGGAAGTTTGGCGATGTTGATCGGGATGGAGATATTGTTTGCTACCGCTTAGTGGAAGACAAACAACCCGCTCCACTCACCCGAGACCAAGCACTGGCGTGGTTGGTTGAGAATGTGAACGAATGGCCACTTGTTGCCAATCCCCCTTTCTCGCTTCATGGCTGGGAATGGTCATATGGCAAAGGAGTGGGATTTTACCGGAACAACATTGGCACTTTGCAAAACCCGCAGGAACCAATTAGCAAGCAAGACTGGCAATCATCTCAGCCCGCACCGCCGTCCAATAAGCCATCATGGGATGATGCGCCGGAAGCTGCTAAGTGGTTGTGTCAGGATGCGGACGGAATGTGGGCGTTTAGTTCAGGCGATCACTCTCCAGTTAATTACACTACTTACTGGAGAAATAAAGATGCTGGTTTTTGGTTTAAAAATCGCCGGAAAGACAAGCCCAACCCAAACTGGCGCGACACGCTGGAGCGCCGTCCGGGCGCCGCAGAAAAAACATGCGACGCTGATTTTGGTGATGCGATGGGATTGGATGGATTGATTCCGCGTGGCCGTAAGATTATTGATGGAAACTTGGTTGATTTGCGATGCGATAAAGAATTAGACCCATCCGGACTATCATCAAGTGAACCAGGCGCAAAGCTCGATGCTGGTCAGATTCGTCCGGACCTTATTTTATCCGGAATGCCTCGCGCATTACTTGCCGTTTCTGAGGTAGCCACGTTTGGAATCGGAAAGTATTCAGAAAATGGCTGGCTATCTGTGCCTGATGGCATTAAGCGATATACGGCAGCAATGGATCGGCATCGTTTAAAAGAAGGTATTGAGCCGCTGGATGGCGATAGCGAGTTACGCCACGCTGCACACTTGGCATGGAACGCACTGGCAAGATTGGAACTCATGCTGATCAACGAATAAACAAAAGCCCCTCAATCGAGGGGCTTATTTATTTCAACGGACTATTTTTTATGCTGCTTATAGTGCAGCTAAAGAAAGGTCACCGCCTTGTGGGTTGCTGTGTATTCAATCTACGTCCGTGCTGTCAGCAATGCAACAAATTAAAATCAACCTCGGTCTGCATCATAAATCTTTGATGCCCGCATAAACTCGCTGATCGCGCCGTTATTTTCTGCCCACATCATGGCAGGGCCAGTGTTTACTGAATCAGAAGCAACGGCATAATGGATCTGGCATCCAGCGATCATGATATTGCCAATCTCGACGTACCAATTCGTTGAATGCGCATTTGTTTTTACGCCCAGCGCACTTTCTGAATTAAGTACCGCCTTGACGGTGCCATACGCAGAACGGCATTCAATGCCGTCCGGCGCAACAAACCAGTTGTCAGTTGAAATAAGCATCTTTTTTCCGATGCAAAACAATGATTCTGGTAATTGATCTTTATGCACGTTGATTCCTTTTAATTGATTCAAGCAATCACTGACTGAAAATCACTTAGCTGGCGTATAGCACTTATCCCACAGCTCTTTAGCCACCCGTGCCGCATTTGCCGAACGTTCTGGCGCAGGTGTCATCTGCGTTTTCTGGTACTGCCGCTGAAACACCACGAACTTATTCTCTGAATCAACGAACTCAGCAGCAACACCAAACGCCACTACATCATCCTGAACCAAAGTCATCAAAGCATCGCGCAGTAGAAAATCCATCGGTTTAATCTCCGTTTAAAAGGTTATTTTAGCATGGTGATGTGGTTATGATTCGATGAATGGCCTATTGCTCGATACTTAGAGCGTATGCTTCCATCCACACATCGGCATGATAGGCTTTTAATGACCCGTAGTTGGCATCAAATACTTCTTTCGACTCAATGCCAAGATCTGTACCGGCCGACTTAAGCAAGCGCCAGTTAAACTTAATCCCGTGGTGCAGCATCTCCATGCGCTTAATTGTTGAATACTGCCTGGAGATATCCAGCTCAATCTCCAATTTATTAGCCCGCTTAACAGCCTGGCTTGCAGTATTCATTGCCGTTGCTTCGCGCCGCTCGCCAATTTCTGCCTTAGTGGAGATTGCGTGATGTGCAAGCGCCAATGCTGCTTCTTTGGCCTCTTCTGCTGCTACCGCTACCCGCATCCACTCTAGCTTTGTCTGTGGCTCTTCAGGTCTGGACATGGCCTTTAATACCGCAATAACGCCGCGACGTACCGCTTTAGATTCACGCATACCAACAAGTGTGGCCTGCTCAATTGTCAGCGTGTAAAACGCTTGATTATTGCGATTGATGACGGTCGACTTTTTGTCGTCCGTGGAAATATCATCCAATTCATCTTCTACCTTTGCAATAAACTTGCTGTTTTCAATTACCGGCTCCCCGGCAGTAGTCCGGGCACTGTTGATCATTTCAAGCAATTGCAAAGTGGTGATCGTTTCATTTGTATTGAGTATTGCTAGTTGCATACCATTTCCCTTATTAAAATTAACACTACCCTCTTGATGATGTTGGGTTGAACTACCCAGCGCCACCACATAATCACAAAGCCACATAGTCATCAGCAATCATTTAAGCGGACTAGCCATTTATCGTAATGGCCCCAACGCTACACAGCGAACTGCGTCAACCCTTTAACGTCCGTTTATCCTCCAGTCATGTGCTGACCTTTGGCTGCCACCATCAAAACAGTGACTACTGAAACGGCTTTTCTTGATAACCAGCGCCGTGAGACTGTATTGCTAACCCGATCAGTAGGGCGGTACGAAAGATATAGGCGCAAAAAAAGCTAGGATTTACGCCTTACCGGTGAGAGTCCGCAAACAACACGGAGGACGGTAAAACGTAAATTCTAGCTTATCTTGCAGCTCTCACACCGCAAGCGAAGTATAGCAGGTATTTAAGACGTGTACGCAGGCCCATAATAGTTCACAGTGATTACAAGATCACTCGCGCCCGTTTCCATTAGCTCAACATACCACCGCGCCAAAGGTGACGGAGTTGGTCCATAAAATACGCGAGTGCACATGTCTATTTTTATGATTTGATATGAAGCATTGAAAATAAAAGACGGCCCGCCAACAACAAGAACATTTGACCACATCAAATTATTTTCATAGCCGTGTGAAATGCTCTGAATGCCAGCGCTAATGCGGTGCATTTGCTGCGTGCCAGGCACGTTAAGCGGGGCATCTGTTGCATCAGCCCTGATGTATGTAATGGTTCCGTTGCTTGAATCTGCGGTATTCCACTTAAACTTCATGCCACCCACGGTTAGTGATTTAGTATTCCATCCACCGTTTTGCATAGAAATCATGCCAAATTCGTGGACCACCCCTTGTGATTTTGATAGCGCTCTCGATTCAGGATTATCATCCGGATAAGGCATAATATTTCACTTCCTTAAAAAAAATTGCAATATGGTGTCACCCATACTGCAATATTAATAAGAAATATGCGTTGTTATTTGTCATGCACGTTTGATTTAAATCATTTTTATGTTGATACCGCTGTAATCATCAATCGAGATGCCGGCACCGTAAACCCGGTCGAATTAATCGGCGCTCCATTCGCAATGGTGACATTGCTCTCGCACCAGAACGGGAATCGAATCTGAACGCCGGATGCAAAGTTAACTGGTGACAAAAATACAATCTGGCGCGTTTCACCAGATCGAACCGCATCAAATACCGCAGAAAACTCTGATTTAACCCATGCAGAACCGTTCCACACTTCTGCGCCGGCCGATATCTGCCGCGTCCCAGATGCTACGGTTGCGTTGAAGCGGAAAACGAACGTGTAGATTCCGGTAAAAGGGCAGGTAAATACGCCTGTTGCAGGGTTATACGACGGTACGCCGTTCTCGTTTACGATCGTATCCCACAAAAAAGGTGTAGTGGTTACGGTTGGAATAGCTAACGCTGTGGCGCTACGTTTCTGTGCGTCTAGTGCGTATGTTTGCGTTTTATCGCTTGGATACGGCATAAATTACCCCTGTGTGGATGCGGACTGCAGTTCGGTGGCAGTGAATTTTCGCGGGTAGTAGACCAGATTGAAGATGGTGCTATTTAAGTAAAATTGACTAGCAAGAGATGACCCGATCCTAAATGGATTTGATTGAGTAGCTATTGCTGCGGACGATGAAGCAACGGATCCGGCATTTAGACATAACAATGTTCCACTTGGCAAGTAAGAAAATGCTATTTTTGCAAGAGATCCTGCTGCGGGTGAATTTGCACTTGTAACTAAAGCGGTGCCGTTGTAATAAAACGCCTGCCCGGCATCTCCCGTATATAAATTAGACAATGAGTCTCCGCCAACCAGCACGCCAGCAACGGCAGGTCGAACAGACGGAGTAATAAACTCACAAATAAACGTTCCTTCGCTCGCATTAAATCCCATCGAAGAAGTGGAAATGGTCGGCACATCAGCGGCGCGAGTGACTGCAGCGGACGTTGTTTTTATGGCCGATGTTTGTGAACCAACCTCCATTTGCATGGATGCCCACTTATAGCGCGGCTCGTTAATGGCCGCAGTCGTGAAAACATTCTGCTTAATCTCGGTAGTTCCGACACTTGCCCTTGCGAATGCTGAAAGCACGTTTAAACCTCCATCATCGATAACATAGTTTGGCGACACGTCAGTAAAATAGACGTTGAACGCGCATAGCTTTTTAAGCCGCTTATCGTCAAAGTTTTGAACAGCATAGGGAATTTTAGCGCCCCCAGAATGTTACTTTTGCATAGGGTGCACCGGTTACTCCTGCAAATGTGACGCGGCCTTGCTTGACTGATCCGGTGATAGTTGGCGGTGTGTATGTAGCAAGGCCATTAGCGATCACCGTGGTGGCCGTGATAACCGGATTGGTTGCTGCCAGCCAGTGCGATGGATTTGGAGCGCCGGCAAATGTCGCGGTGCCTGCTGTCGGGGTAACTGGAACCGTACCGGCAGCGTCACTGAAAAACTCAATGTAAATCTGGAACTGTGCATAGTCTCCGGAGATGTCGCCAGTGAACAAGGTGCCGTCAGCAGTTGACAAGATCGTGCTTTTGGCGGTAGATAGCGCAAAGTTATTTAGTGGCATGTTAGATCCTATAAAAAAGCCCGCCCATTTAGTGAGCGGGCTTATATTGATTAAGCGATATTACTTTTTCGATGCTGGCTTGGCGGCTTCTTCCACCATTGGCAGCTCATCACCCACCAGATCAGTCGCATCACCTTTTTCTACTGGCGTAGCAACTTCCAATTCTGCCGGCTTCTGGATGGTGATTTCGTTCGTTTCCGAGATCATAACCACATGGGCGGAAAGGGATGAATGCAACTCGCCATCAATTTGATGGATCGTATCTACGCGATTCTCTGGATTAAAATCCCACGCCTTTACTACTTTGTATAAAGCCATTTAATTCTCCAAAGCAGGGCCAAAGCCCCGCGTTTATTAACCCAGATTGGCAGCGTAGAACACACCGGATCGGCCGTTTACGTCGGCCTTGATCTGCAAGCCCATTGCGCCATAAATTACATACGTGTAATTATCAATTGGCAACTGGCGCGGAACCGGCACAACAGCTAAAGCGGCCCCAACTAGTGGGCTAATCATCTGACGATCACGAACGTAGCAGAAGAATTCATTGCCGGACAGTTTGAATGTCTGGCGAATATCGCCGATGCGACCGTTGGTGAATTTCAGCACGTAATCTTTCAGCGTGCCCTCTTTAAAACCACCCGATGCACTGTATGCCATGTTAAGGCGGCGCATAATTTCAGGCGATACCCACATCACATCAACTTTTTGCACGTAATTGTCATCAAGCTGCTTGATGAAATCACGGGCGAAGAATGCAAAAATGTTGTCTGTGGTGGTGGCCGGTGCAGACAGGTCGATATTAAAACCAGATGCACCCAAATTCACTTTCTTGGTGTTGCGGTGATTCTTGATGCCCTGGCCAACCACGCCATCAACCTTGATCTTCGCATCGCCATTCAGCATGTAATCGGCGACGTTAGACATCACCCACTTCATTTTCAGGGTCTGCGCATCGGTAGCGTAGTCGATGCCTTCGCTCAGTCCACCAGCAGCTTTGCGGAAATTAACGCCATAGCCTGCAGTAAATGTTGGGATTGGGTCGGAATCGTAACCAATCTCTGCATGGTCATTGCTGCGCGGAATTTGGAAATCCATAGAGCGCTGAACGTCGGACGAAAGATCGGTGCCAACAGCATAGGCACGGGAAGTCTTGCCGATATTCAACGGAGTGGCCACGGCCAGTAAGTCAGTCAGGAACTCACGACCTTGATCATGGTCAAGCACCTGCTTGGTAGTGCGGTCTGTCTCGCGCCAGAAATCAAGGCCGGGCTTGCCAGAGTTAGCGGTAAGTACAAAGCCAGATTCAATAATCTTGGATGCGGGCTCCATCACTGCGCCATACTGATCAACAATACGCGCTGCATTAATCGAATCGACCATACGCTGATTACGTACCAGGTCGAATTGTTTCTGATGGTTTGCGTTAAATTCAGCGCCGCCATTCAGGTGCTTTGGATCAAATACAATCATGCTGTTTCCCTTATGCGAATCGAACGCGGGCCAGTTGGGCGGACGCGCCAACGGTGAACGCTTCTTGTGAGTATGCAATCACTTCATCGGTGCCGAGTACGGCAAGGCGGAATACGCCGGCACCATTACTGGTCAACGGAGAATCAATTTTAAGTACGGTGGTAGCCGCAACCAATGCTGCAATCTCGCGGCGTGTTTCGGCAAACTCGCCCAATGCGGAATCGCCAATAGCAACCACGGTGTCAGCATTTTTTCCCTGCAACGTGTCAACATTAATGACGTACAGGAAATCTTGCTTTTTACCGGCGGTCGAATGCGCCACAAACAGGCCGTTAGTATCCAGTTTTGCGATTGTACCCGGCAGCAATGCAACGGAACCAATTAGCGCTGTGCGTGTGACGGACTCGCCATCAATGTTAATTCGGTTAAAACGGGCCATTATTGTTTGTCTCCAAAGTTAAACGATGGGATGGTATCGCCAGTCGGCAGGCCAGAATTGGCAATGATCGGAGCAGCCTTTGCGCTGATTTCTTTTAGTCGGGTAGCGCCCAGCAATTTCAGCTCGTCAACGGTTAGTTGCGAGTTCGGAGCCAGCTTAGTTGCTAGTTCGGTCAGCTCAGCATCTTTAGCTGCATTGGCCACGGCTTCGAGTTCGGCCAATCGGCTATTTGTTTCGTTTAACTTGTCGGCGGTCGGCTTGATCAGCAGCGCGTTATACGCCAGCAGAAGATCCGCATCCGATTTGCCATCAGTTGCAATGCCGGCAGCGTTCAGCGCGGCTAAAATTTGTACCTTCATCGTGTCTTTCCCTGTGTTTGTTTCAACCGGTTTGTATTCAACTTCTCGCTGCACTTCCAGCACATCACCGAACAATTGTACAGCATTATCACTGCCAATCGCATAATCTTGGCGATACAGAATGTCATTTTCGCGATAGATAAAGTATTTGTCGTATACCTCTTGCACGAACTTAGTGCCGTCGTATCCACCAATAGCAGCCTGCAGTAGCTGGGCGATGGCATCAAAGCTCAGGTCGTCCGCATTGCCAAACAGCGACATTAGCCATTTGAGCGGGCCAGTCTTCTTGTCTTCATTGACGACAAGAATGGCGGTTTCCACTTGTTCAGTTGCACCGGCCGCATTCAAGAACATTCCAACTCCATCGGCCGGAGTGCCTGCGCCTTCTTGGTGCAACAGGATGGCAACATGGTCATAGCTCATGTTGCTGGCCACTGAGTTGTACGCCTTGCCCTTGCTGACGCCTGTATTTGCCGTCTTTTCAAGCATTACGCCGGTACTGATATGAATCGGCGCGATTTCTTCGCCGTTCATTGCAGCTTCAAGGCGGGACACCAGCTCAATTCCGTCCGGGTGCGCCTTGGCTTGATCGACGTTGATCACCACATCAATCAGCGATTGCTTGCCGTCATGCCGCGCATTAGTCAGCACCGCGCCGGCATAATCATTAAGCAATGCCTCGCCAGAATGCGCAGAAATATAATTCCCGCTTGCATCTTGCGGGTGGCCCATTGGTGCAGGGATGCCATTCAGGCTGGCTGTGGCGGCTTTGACGTTTGCAGCTGGGTATAAGATGCCATTCATCACGATATCATCGACAATCGGCACCGCATCGCGCAGGGTGATTCGATTCCCCAGGCGCGTAATTTTCTTACTGTTGATCACACTTACAATATTCATTACCGGCATAGTATGCCCCTATGGTTTTTGGCATTATAAGCTGCACAACAAAAAAGCGCCACATGGGCGCTTTTCTCACTTAAACAATTTGCCAACTAATCCACCAGCACCACGCAGCACCACCTTTCTTCCTATGCGCTTGACGACTGCGCCCGGTCCACGTTGCACTGCGTTTATATCGCCCATTAAGCGGGCTAGTGCGTAGAGTAGGCTGCGCATTATATTCCTTCCAGTTACTTGTTAATTTCGACAGCCAATCTTAAGCCATGCAATAAAAATATACAATTATTATTTTACATTCTCTTCCTGCCACTGGCGCTTTTCTTCCAGCATTGCGGCCTGCACTCTCTCTGTCAGCATTGGCTTGCCGTTGTCGTCTAGCAGGACTGTAGTGACGCTGCAATGACACCCGTACTTGTTTCCTCGCTCACCATAGAACGCCTGCACCTGATCAATAGTGTAGGTCTGCCCTGATCGTGAAGCGTGCCAGTGCCGGGTAGTTGGCAGGAAGGCGGAACTCCACAGTAGCCCGGTATTTAGCTTATATTTCTCCTGCGCTCTCCGATCCTCGTTCATTGTCGCCTGCCGCAGCGCATCGGTGATATCAGTCTGCGCGTACTGCTGCGCCTTAGATCGACTCACGCCCATCCTGGCTTCAATCTCACGCGCTACTACTTTCGGGTTTTTCCCGTCCGCCACCGATTGCGTAATAATCTGCATCAGATCTGATTTCGTTTGAGCAGTCGCACCGGTCCAGTGTTCGTATGATTTGAATTTTGCCGTGGATATGATGTTCTGATACGCCGGACTGCGAATGATTGCCGCTAGTGTCTCGCTGGATGCGTATGCCGGGCTTAACGCGCTGATATTAGCCACCGCCTTAGCCGTGCCAGTCTGAAGCGCCTGTTCGTCGAAGGTCGCGTAAAAGAAAGAGTCCTCCGTCCGCCCATCAATTAGCCATCGCTCCAGAATAGCCTGGACGGTATCGGATAGGTCTGACCGTTGCGCTGCGGTCAGGCCATAGGCTACCTCTGCCTCATTTAGCGCGTACACGGGTATAGCATTGAACGCTGCTAGGATTTCTTCGAGCGCACCAGCATAACGTAGCTCGATCTCTTTAAATGCCTTGTTGACGATCTTGCTACCGCCAACAGGGTCTGTTTTACTTTTCGGCAGGATAGGATTTGGCACTGGCATATTCTCCACAATAGTGATAAACCTAATAAAAATATATTGTAGTTTTTTATTAGCAGGGCTATGATTCAGTCATCGAATTACGTAAAGCACCGGAGCATCAAAATGAAATTATCCGATATTAAGAAGAAACTGGCTGAAGCCGGTATTGTAGTTCAAGTGGTGCCAATGAAGGTGAGCGGAAAATCGGCATACATCGTTCACAACATGTTTGGCCTATTCACCAAAAGCGGCCTTGTCAAGTTACTGGATCGGTCATTATGAAAACCGCCGCAATCCTTGCCATCTTCATCATCGCCCTGCTCGCGTTCGGCTACTGTCTGTTTATCGACATGACTGCACCGCGTCCTGATCCATTTGCTAATTGTTCACCACTGCCGAGTAGCGACACGGCAAACTATTGGAGGTGCGATAAATGACACCAGAAAACTTAATCGAAGCGATTAAAGAAGCAAGGCGATTCATTGAAAAAGCAGAATTTCTTGTTTCAATATCTGATTTCCATCATCAAAATTACGGACGTATGGATGTTGATATTTTCATCTTTCCTAAAGAACAAGGGGCAGTTAAACGTGCATCCATGGACCTAACCCGCTCACTAGCTGACTTAAGGAAATCAAGATGACCACAACCACGCAACCAACCGATACCGAGATGCTGGATTGGGTGGTTGAAAACGCAGAATGGGCTGCTGATATTTTCTACGTCGTTCACGTAGAAGGAAAGCCAGAAAGTGAATACCCGACAAAACGACAGTTAATTGCAGCAGAAATGGCAAAGGAAGCGAAATGAAGCGTCTTGTGCATGACGTAGGAGTGAATGACTCTTGTTACGGTGATGCTCTTAGGTGTCCATTTTATAGCACATGGGTAAGCATGTTAAAGAGGTGTTACAGCAAAATTTATCAAGAAAAGAACCGGGCCTATATTGAATGCGCTGTTTTCAATGAATGGCTTGTTTTTTCTGTGTTCAAGTCTTGGATGGAAGAGCAGAATTGGAAAGAAAATGAGTTAGATAAAGATATTTTATTTAACGGGAATAAGATTTACTCTCCGGAAACTTGCATATTTGTTTATTCTTAAATAAATAAACTGGTGGTAGATAGCAAGAGGATAAGAGGGAAATTTCCACTTGGCGTTGATTTTTCAATAAGATCAAAAAAATTTAGATCAAGATGCAGGCAAGGCGGATCTGTTAATCATCTTGGTTATTTTAATGACGAAAAATTAGCGCACAGGGAATGGCAGAAGTTTAAAGTAAAAGTAATTGCCAGTCATATTTCAAAACAGAGCGACAAAAGGCTAATTAATGCCCCGGATAGGATGGCAAAAAAAATACAACTAGATTACGACTTAAATATTAAAACCACGTATTACTAAACAAAAAGCCCCGCTAATCCGGGGCTTTTCTCATTACACCGCGCCACCAGCAGGAGGCGTAACCACCGGCCTTTCGATCGTCATGGGCGCATAGTCCGCCGCCCTTCTAATCTCCTCCTGCGTGTACGCCGGATCATCGCCAGCATCGAACATGGTCTTGTTCGTGTCCGCCATGGTCTTAGCCTTATCCAGTCTATCCTTGTCGCTAGGCTCAAGCAGATCCGCCCACTCGATAATGAAATCACCTTTTTCGATGATTCCCATTAACTGGAATCGGCCTACAAACTCTTCCAGCACCGGGGTAATATCATTGGTTTGGCGTGAACCACAACGGATTGCCATATCCTTCTGATCTTGATCGGACGCTAAGCGCCCTGTCTGCTGACCAAACACGATAGTAAACGGAACCTGAATAGACGCTGAAAACTCATTTGCAGGCACAGTCCAAGGGCCAGTGGGATCTGATACCGTGGTTTGCAGTGTGGTGGCTTTAGCTCCTTGTAGCCCTAGTGCCGCGTCAGTATTGGTATTTAGTGCCGCAAACTGCTCGTTCAGCATATCGCGCACTTTGATTGGGTTACCTTGCGCGTCCGTTCCTTGTGGATCTGCATCCACGTCGAATTCAACCACCACAGTACGCGCCGAGTTCTTTAGGAATGATTCTGCACTACCGCCGGACACCTTTTCCATGTCGATCAGCGAGTTAATGCCCGCCTTCAAAAATGGCCGGTAACGAATCTCTTGCACCCGCGTCCAGTGGATATTGGTTACAACCTTGGCCTGATTGGCGCGATCCTCCGGTCGATCCTCAGTGTATGACCACATCGTAGGTTCGCCATAGCGCTCAGACGCTTGGTCCATATCCCAAGCTACGGCGGTGATTTCATCCTCCCAGCAAGGGATCAACTTAACCAGTCTGGTGGCCGTATCTAGCGGCTCGTTCCATTTCTTGTTATCCGCCACCTGATAGATAATTGCCGAGTAATGCCCTACCATGCCGCGCCGGTCAGCCTCGATGATGTTCTTCCATACTTTAAGCTTCTTGTCGCCGAAGAATGCTTTTAAATCTTTCTCCCACTGGTTTTCTTTTTCGTCGCCATTGTTGAGCTTAATACGCGGATACTTTGACCAGCACTTTCCAAGCACCCGTTCAACCGCACCATGCGCCGCGCCACGACGTTCGTAAGCGGTGCGCATCTGCTGGAACGTAACTTCTGCAGGATAGCCGTACGTACACCACGCTGTCGGACGTTTATTGTCTAGTGAGCCCTCTCCGCCAGCAAACGCCTGCCGCGCCGCGCTGATTGCGCTGTTTATTGCCATCATTAATTTCATTGCGTACCTCAATCATTATTTTGCATATTATAGCAACTAATATCGCCGATACGGTGGCAGCACCTGGCTGGCGGCATTACAATAGCCAATCAACAATTTATCAAGGAATATCATGCACTTAATCCCCGACTGGAAATCTGCCCACAAAAAGGCCGTAATCGTATTCTGCGTTGTTGCCGGAATTGTGGCTCAATACTACACCGACGTACTGCAGTTTGCGTTCGATCAGTTGCCATCTATCGTGCAGTACATGCCAGAGTCGCCCGGGTGGGGAAGGTGGTTGCCGTGGGTGATTATCGGGCTGCGGATTGTGTCATTCAAAAAGAAGGGTGAATGATGCCTGTCATGATGCAATCAATTATTGCCAGCCTAATGGCCGGGTTTCTTGTGGGCGGATATGCCGGCTATCAATACAGTGAAGGTCAGCAGGCAATCAAAACAACCATAGAAGAGCGAGCCATTAAAGCATCAAATAAGGCAACAGCATCGGCCATAGCGGCCATCGAAGTGAAGAATACGACCATCTACCAGCGAGTGCAGAAACATGTTAAAACTGATCCGGTGTATCGCTCTGCTAGTTGCGTGCATAGCGCTGACGTCATGCGCGAACTTAACGCCGCCCTCACCGAATAACTTAGTGGTTGTGTCGTGCCCGGAATTGACCGGCCTGCGTGATAATAGCTTTGAAGCGACAACATTAAAACTCACGGAAGTGTCTGGAATTTACAAGCGGTGCAGGCGGGCAGCTATTGGTGGTAAGGAGTGAATGATATTGTGATGCAATGATTTATGGCTTGTTTCAAAATGAAGGGCGGCTTCAATACGTGGTTGCCATTCTAAATTGCCTAAAAATCATTAAAATTCACCAAAAAAGTTTGCCATTACAGGTAAATATCATGAAACAAAATCTTATATCTAGAAGTGGCGGGATTAAATTAAAATCCCGCCATCATCAATTAAAAACTCGACTTGTTTTTCTTTTGTTCTCAACAACTGCCAAATACCTAAAGGCATCCGCTCCATGGGATGACCAGTCATGTAATGGGTTATCTTTCCAACACCCAAGCCTGTCATCCCAAGCCTTCCTGTAGTGTTCCAGTACCTTTACCCCTTCGACCGTATTCTTTTCATCGAATACGCACCTGGCCAGCAACAATCTGGCTTGCTCAATTCCGTCCATAATCCCTAGCTTTGGTGCTACTGAAAACTTAATGGAATACTTTACGCCGCCATACTCCACGCCCTCTGCCGCTAAATCCTTGCGCGTCTTACCCTTGCTGGCAAACTCTCGGTTATTGATGTCATGCGGGGCCGTGTGAACGCCAAATGACCATTTATTCTTCAGGCCCCTATCCTCAATCACCTTGATGTAATGGCCCAAACTTTCGCCAGAATTTTCGTAATAATCCAGAATATGCGGCGCGTCACCGACCATGCGATAGAACCATATCGCCGTACTGTCTCCAATGCCGATATCCCAGCAAGTATGCACGGGCAAGTGGCTGTTGTCAGGCAAGTCACATATGCGACCATCTTTATAGATGGCAGTGAACTGCAGCGCGTAATAAGCGCCTTCAATAGCTTGCGAGAATGCTTCTTCTGGCATGCTTGGGTACTCCCGCGTCATGTCTCCGCCAAGAGTTGCCTCCTTGCTAACGTACCATTTCTTTTGACCTTCTGATAACTTAATGCCGTGCTTCGATTCTAGCTTTACAAAGTAAGCCGCCATCCGATCAGGGATATTAATCTCTTCGGCCATAGAGTAGCTTGGATCTTGCCACCATGAATAAAAGTGGAACAGGTACTGCATCGAGTTTGGAGTTTTACCGCGTTCAAGCAATGCCCTGGCAGTTTCCGCGTATTCGTAGAAATACCCTTCCCGACCCTCTGCCGTGCTTTCAATGGTAATGCGATTACCAGCGCCGACCGCCTGCAGTGCCCCGGTGACGATTTCTTTGGCCTTCTCCGGGTACTTCTTACAGATCTTGCCAAACTCTGAAATGTGGAGTGATTGCAGCGTGCCACCACGGTATCCAGTACCGACCCTGATGCTTGACCCATTACTGAAAACGTACCCGGTGTCTTTGTCGTTGGTCGGCACAGGCAAATTAAACCGTCCGTTGGTTAGGTAATTTATAAACCCAGAATTCATCTTACTGTAGGCGAACCGGATCTTATTCCGGTAAATGTCCTTTGCGTCCTCGAACGAGTGCGCAATGCAGCCGGCTGAAAAGTTCGGGATAAACAGGCAATCATCAAGCGCCGATAGCATGGCGAACGTGGTAAACCCAAGCTGCCGGGCCTTCAATACCAGGTCGTTATTGTGCGAAGAAGCAAAGAATGCTTTCTGCGCAAAGTTAGGAATGAATTGGACTTCTTTCCCTGATTTGTTTTTAATGCTGTACAAAGTATTGAGCCGGAACCACTTGTTAGTGATGCCGGCCCGCCATGCCTCGATATTGCCCGGGTCTGACTTAATCAGATCGAGCAACACCTGAGCCTCATCAATCAGCGTCTTGTTGTCCACGGGTAGCCATGTACTCAGCAAAATTGTCTGTTGCGTCAATCTTAACCTCTTGACGATCGCGCCAAATCTTAGGCTGGCGATTCTTTAACCAGGCCATAGCGGCACCAGTATCTGGTGGGTAGTGCTTGGTAATCACGGTCTGCACAATCTGACCTTCAATCACCTTGATATCTACCTCCGGATGGGAGTACCCAATGGCCCGGTGGTGTAATGAAACAGCCACCTCAGCATCAGCAGATATCTTGCCTTCTTTTACGGACGCAAGAAATTCTGGATGCTCGCGCTTCCAGTTATTGATTGTTGTTACGGATACATCAAAAACTTCTGCCAATTGTTCGTCCGTCGCACCAAGCAACATGCATATCTTGCGGGCCTGAGCGACATACTTTGGATCATACGCAGATGGGCGACCCACTTTATTTTCATCGCTCATATATTCCCCAATAAAAAAACCGGCATCATCGCCGGCTTATTGTTCACGTTCCAGCTTAGCAATCTCGAATTCTTTAATTCGTTGATCAAGCAAGTTTAGCCGTCGTCGCTGGTGCAGGGTGGTCAGTGTGTATACCGCTACCACAATACCAAGCGCGGTAGTCACAACGCCAAGCGCGCTGTGGATATTACTCAGACCAACCGACGTTACCAAGGCGCTAATCATCCCTGTTATTTTTGGCTGAGTTGCGACCACTGAGAATGCCTCGTAAACGCTGTTTGCGTGATCGCTCATAGCGGCAGTCCTGTATTTTTGAATAAGTATAGTAGACGATTACGTAGACCCAAACCAGCATCGACACCCCTGATAGTATGTCTGCAATCATCAATTCCCACCCGGATTAACATAGCCATTTGTACGCCATTGAGTATAAGTATGGCCATATTGTACGGTTGTGTATTGATATGTAGCAAGACAATAAAGTAACCGATGCCGCTGAGTATGACGCCTATCAAGCTCGATATAGCCAAATCAATGGCTATTTTCGTGCCGATTTTGCACAGGCCCAGCGCTATAAATCCGTTAAATGCTGCAGCGCTTGCGAAATAAACAAAGTCACTCACGACACCATTAAATAAGAAATAATGCAACACTGATAACGCACCAATGAAAAAAGCGGCCCGTCTATTATCACCACTTAAAAATGGTGCAATAATAAAAAAAGCCGCCTCTGCAATCATGCTATTTCTTCTTAGCTGGCACCACTGGTTTGGCTGGTGGTGCTGATTTTGGTTGTTGGGTTGTACCGCCTCGGTGACCGCCTGCTGCCATGGTAAATCTCCATAAATAAATTAAAAGTTCAGGAGATTATTTTAACACATAGCTACCATTCTTAATATCACGCAGCTTTTTTTCTACCAGTTTTCTTTGGGATTCGAGCTGGGCCACTTCTTCTGGTCGCTCCAGCCTTTGAGTATCGTCAATAAATGATATCGGCTCCAGCGTATCGCCGAAGTTTCTTAGTGCCTTAATCGCCGCATCAGTCACTTTTACCCGGCCAGTACATTGAAAGCTAATGCAGGATGCCGACAGCCCCAAAGCTTCACCAAGCTGCTTGCCAGTCATACCAAGGCGCGCCATATTGACCACCAAATACATGCGCTTTGTCCACGCTTCATTAACTTTCATTGAATTGCCTTTTTGTTATTGATGGGCCGGGCCAGACTCGAACTGGCATCGCCAAGCACATAAATCGCCCCGTTTTCCCGATATAAACTATCGGCCCATTGAATTACCAACATTACATCATGCTATCGGCGCATGGGATTCGAACCCATGTGGGCCGCAGTATGTGATTGCAGATTCGCCATGACCCTATATCTGCGTCAACCTTTATCCACTCAGTCAACGCCAACAACATAATGCAATCTTGGTGCCCGCTACTTTTCCGGGCTGGCCATGCTGGGCCGGATGCTTAACCACCGGCGAATACTGTTTGTCCGTTTATTGACAGCACCTATCATTTGCGACGCTATAGCATCATTGACCGTAACCAATGAGCTGCCCGGCTCGCTACCGCTTAACTAGCGGATTACCAACATTGAAGCAAACAACCAAGCCATCAATTCATTATCAGGCACTTCAGTTTTGTCGCTACTTGCTTCAATGTTGATGCTGGTTTATTCGATACCAGCAAACGACGCCATCACACACTTTACGATAAATTGCAGCCGACTGTGTAGCTCTTAAATCTGCTGCTTAGGCCAGCAACTCCGGTATTTCACAATTATATCCGCACCACCGGACTGGAGGACTAAAGCGGCCAACTGTAATACACGCAACTCCCGCTTTACACTTATGCAAATTATTGTTATTTTGCAATTCGCGTCATAAAATAAGGTGCGCTACCAATCAATAAATTAATTGTATCTGGCGCAATAAAAAAATGCAATGTTTTTTATTGCTTGATGCGAAGCCTTTTATCATTAAGCATCATTTCCACCCAAATATCTCCATCAGGTGTTTTGCAAGCAAATTCAACTACCAGGCTTTTATCATCCGCCAATGCGCGCAATACATCAGCGCTGGGGTGTGGTGTTGGTTTGATGCGGTAATTTGCCATTTCATTCCATCGGTCATCCGTAGACTTAACATCAAACCATTTTCCAGTTCCTTGGCATTTATATTACCGCTCCGGCCGCCCCTTAGCTTCCCATTTCGCCTTCAACGCAGCATGGCGCGATACTTCTTTAAATCGGTATTCCGTACCATCGCACCACGGCGGAAATTGTTCACGCCATGTCGAGTCAAGTGATTTATATTCAACCTTAGGCTTGCCATTAGCAATCCATAATTGCTCCATATCAAACCATCGCGACTTGAATCGGTACTGCGTTCCTGCGTGCCAGTGTGGATGCTCGCATTCAGTCCACGCGCCATCATCACCAACCCTACACTGCATGGGTCGTTTCGTATCTTTCACCCATTCACTAATGATCGCAGCGTGAACGTGCGGGACTGGTTCCGGCTTTGTTTCTTGTTTCATTTTTTGTTCCTTTGTTTTTGTATAAATTGATGCAGCGGTTTTTGGGTTTTCTTCGTATAACATTAAAATAAAACCATACTCTTCACCATCTTTAGCATGAGATAGTAATAGATGTTTATAAGGGCATTCCGCGGGCCATGGCATTTAATCATCCCAACTTTCTAATTTGATTATTTGTTTTGCATCGTGCGATAAGCAACAGCCTGGCGCGTAAATAAAAAAACAGCTTCATCTCCACGCTCAATACTTAAACTGTAACAAAGACCAGATAATTAGCGATGCCCCAAACAAAAGTCCGGTAGACGATGAAATAATAATCACGGTCATGCAGTAGCGATGAAACGGGTCTTTATCGTTCACCTGTTTGACGATAGAATAAGCAAGAAACACCATCATTGAAACAGCGTTAACTCCAAAAAAACCAAGTACCAGGTATAAAAATTTAAACAATTCACTTGATATGCTTGCATCATTCATTTCAAACCTCCAGCACCTTAATTCCGTGAACGTGCAGCATGAGCTTTCGCTTAATAACCCATGCTGGCAGTGTCTTGGTGTGGGCGCTTTTCACGTCAATCACTTCAATCCGCCCATCTGCGTACTCAACACGAAAATCAGCATAGTAGCTACATGCGCGCTCAACGCATTTGCCGCCAATCCACTGCGCTGGTATTAGCTCGAACTTAACCTGCTTTTCAACAGAAACAATGCGGTCAGCGGGATTCTCTGCCAACTTGAACCACTCAAGGCGCTTTGCATAATCCGCCTCCTTCTTTGAGTCGTATCCGTCCGTCTTTACGCTCCCGTGCTTTGTGCGCTTCATGCCTCACCCCTTACATTCCACTTAGCAAACTCACCCGCCACCCATTCGACACCTTTAGTTGTGAAGCGATAGGCGTTAAATGCATGGCCCGCAGTATTAACACCGGTTTTCACCTCGAACCGGCCAGCATCCAGATGATTCGCATACGGCATTTTCGAGCAGTGCAATTTGTAGACGATCTTTTGCTGCTCAAGAAACTTGCGAAACGTGGACTCGTTCACGGACAGCAACTTGCACACTTCACGAAAGCCCATACTGCCGGATGATGCCGTGACGAAGCTATCGACGAATTCAACAGCAGGCGCGGCTAGTGCTAGTTGCTCTTGTAGCGCTGCTTCGGCCTTCTTTGATGCCAGTAACTCTTCCAGTGCGCCGATGTAGTTGACCGGGAGTTGCTGGGCCTTCTTTTCCTCAATCGATTGCCATGCATCAAATACCTTGGCTTGCAGGTCGTAGCTATAACTCATTGCCATTAGGCAAGCCTCGCGCTTTGGCAGTTGATAGCACGGGTTTTTCTTTCCGGATGAATCTTTGTAGCTGCAGGAAAGATTTCCCGCAGTGCATTCGCCGAGAACTTTTGGCACTTTCTTCAAAAAATCTGAGTGCGCCAAAATAGGGGCATTCTTTTCTTTTCCTTGATTGATGTAGCTAACCAAGTCAATCGAAAGAATGCATAAAACTCCATTATCACTAGAAATTAACAATTCCATTGTATTTCACCCACGCAAAAAAGGGCTTAGGGTGCTTCCTCCGCTTTCGCGTCTGGCGTACCCGTATCAACAACGGGAAGGAAGCACTCTAAACCCTATTGATTTAGTCCACGCCAGCGGACAAATCCATCATATCACCATCCAACCATCCCCGCTCAACATTCTCCACTCCAATCATAAAGTTTCCGCCAATTCTCATATGCGGTGAACGGATCAGGCCCGGTGGCCCAAGTCAATCCGAGACGGCAAGTCCACTTACGTAGGAATCGGCTGTATTTTAAGTGAATTTTCATGCTCAGCGCTCACTATGAAAACGAGTTGATCCACATTGGCACACTGGCGCCTTGTCATGGCGACCGACAAACACTCCGCACTTGGCGCAGGTATATCTCAGCGCCGTCTGGCTAACCTGGTGCTGCGTGGCGATTGTGCCACCTTTGATTGCACGGTCTTGATTCCATTGTGCGTAATTGATGATTGTCATTTTATTGCTCCTTAATTTTTTTTTGATGATGCATATGTATAGATACTTTTAATTTCTTTTTTAATGAATGATTGTTTATATTTCCATATTAACATCCCCTTTTTTTGCCATCATAGATACAGCGCAAAATACATCACCAATTTCTCTTTCCAGCTCCTCTCTATTTGTCTCCGTGCTAGAGGGGTGCCTATTTTCAAATCCATGCCTAAGAATTTTACCTATTGCCTGCTGAACCTCGCCAAACTCTTCCAGCAACAAGGCAATTCTTTCTGATTCTGCATTATTTAACCCGTTAAAATTTTCCATTTTATCAATCCTTGCCAAGTTTTGCAGCCACATGCGCTGCATAGTCTGCGATGAATTGCTCGCGGGATAGTGGGGTTTGCCAGTCGTCCGCCAAAAATAAAACTTTATTACTTACGTGTTGGCTATACGTTCCCCCCTGAGCAATAAACACTATATGCAATTCTTAGCTTCGGGAAATTGTCGTAAAAATAAATGTCATTTCTTCCGTTATTATCCTGCGCAATAAATCGGCAATCAGAATGCAAATCATCAGGCGTTACACCGGCATTGATTAAAATTTGTGACAGGTTCATTTTGTTAACTCCAATTAATATGGTTGTCCATCTGGTTTATTCATCTTCCACACACGGGCCTTTTCGATCAGACCGGGTGGCGGATCCGTTCGCCAGTCATCAAATGCCATAAACGCCTTTTCTGCGCTGGTGTATGGCATCTCTGCTGGCGAGTTGGCAATCAGGTATGCCCATTTGCAGTAGATTGATGCGGGGTCGTGGCCGGTAGTTCTTCCGCTTGATCCGCTAAATTGCAACATGGCATTAAACGCTAAAATTCCATCCTGGTGTGCGGCGCTTGTCCTCACAGTGCAATATCCTTTCTGTTGTCGGCCCAATCAAAATTAATCACCACACCATTTTCATGCAGTCGGCTAACAGTTCGAGAACCTATAACCTCTTCAAAATCAGAAAAAAGCTTGTTACTGATAACGATCAGCGGCCTGTCGTCGTTATACCGTGCGTTAATGATGTTTTGCAACATTCCCACATCATGCGTGCTGGTCTTGATCTGATCCAGTTCATCAATCACTAGGAGCCCGTAAGATGCAATCTTTTTCATATCGTCGAATTCGCTTCGGTCTTTCCTTCCGTAGCCATCCTTGATGAAGCTCAACAAGTTCGCCGCCGTCGTGTAAAAACAGATGATTTCTGCGCTCACCATAAGCGCCTTCATGATTTCCGTTGCAAGAAGCGTTTTACCTGTCCCGCATGGGCCGGTAAACACCAGCGGCAACCATCCGGATTTAGCCTTTACCTTGTCTAAAAACTTCTTCGCCTCCATTCTCGCCATTTTCTGCTCTGGAGTTGATGCAAAGAATGATTCCTTAAGGTGCTTTGCTGGCACGCCAGATCGTTTTAACCGGTCGT